TTAAGCCATTACCGGCTAATACGCCGCCGAGTGCACCGGTTAAAAAAATGGCCAAGGTTTGTAACAGTTGTATAAAGTCGCGATCGTTAGGGGCTTGAGCTCCTACAGGCTGAGTAACAAAAACGAGCGCGTATACGGCTCCGCCTGTAATTACAAAAAAGGTTAAAGCTAAAACCGCGCCAATTAAAAAGATTAATCGCGCGTGGATGTCCTCAGGCGTAAGCCGCTTATTATGGTTATTCATCGACAGTAATAAGGTCCTTAGTACAGACTCCCGTAACCTCGCATTGAGGCGGAGTGCACTCAAGCTTTGTCCAGTTTTCGTATTCTTGGCACTCATATCTTACCCATCCATCGTAACCGCACCCCGATAGGAGGATAGTCCCCACTATCGCCCCTATCAGGGCCCGGATCATTTAGAGCCTATGCCGTATTGCTTCTCGCTAGGTTGTACCGCTTTAAGTAGCGGACCTACGAGGCCGGCAATAAAGGCGTTAGCTAATACTTTTGGATCAGTAATACCAGACATGTATAAAGCTGCTACAGATGCGAGCGCGGCACGTGCATAAGATTTAGCAGCTGCCTCTAATTGCTTTTTATTCATTGTGTTCTCCTGTAATGCCCTTTAATTGACTTGATAATACACCGATACGGTTGTAGTACCGCTTGCTACGACACCATATAAAGCTTGATGATCTCCGACGGGTACAGTTACCTTATCTTTGTGATCGACAAGATAACCATTAGCGGTAGTCAGATCAGCCCCTCCTATATATAAATCGTCATTAGTTGCGTGTATTAATGCCGTCTGATCTCCGATACTTTCGGGCACTAAAATAGTTGCCGACGTTGTTACTGTTACTTGTCTGCTAGTTGGCATCGTCTAATCCTAACTTTGTAATTAATTCTTTTGCTTTAGCCGGAGTTACATTTACCTCAAAGTGCATATCGTCCGGACGGCTCTTAAAATCGCCGCCCCACTTGAGGCCGTACTTTTTAGCAAGGGCTCGGATCATAGGTACCTTTTCAGCCGGGAAAGTGTCGTACTTGCCTAGAGGATGCTTAGTCGCGTTTAGATCGATAGCCGTACCGGATGAGTGACACGATAGGCGATCAGTAGATCCGCGCACCATCCTAAAAGCGTAGCCCCAATCGTCTAACGTACCGCCATCGATCGGCTCAATTAGTTTATGAAACTCGGCGGCAAAGGCGGCTAATAGCGGGCCCACGCTACTAGCACACCTTAGCCTTAAAGCCGTACCGTCTACTGAATACGACTTTATACCGATCTCGTTTGGATCTTTAGAGGCCGGATAACCGTTATAGCTTTTAAGACTCATCCCAATAGTGCAGCGATCTCATCGGCAGATAGCCCGAGTTTGTCGAGTACGGCCTGTCGAGTTGCATTTTTTGTAGCTTGCTCGGCTAAAAACTTTTCATTATCTATAATAGCTTGTGCTTTAGATTTTTCTACCTCAGCAATTTCCTCAGCCGTATATTCTCTAAAAGTTTCCTCGCCTGTTTCAGCGTTAATTATTTTTTCTGAGTATGTCATTAGTCTGCTCCATATACATAAATGTTACCCGATGTAAAATTACCTGCTGAGCTTATAATACTTACCGATGTAATTGCTGAAGATCCTGAATAAGCACCTTGGGATATTCGATTAGTTGCTCCTGCTGCACCTTGGGCATTACAAGAAAAAACACAATCGAAAGGTTTGATACCAGTCGTATTTGCAGACCAGATAGTTAAACCACCAGCTACAAAAGCGTTAGCATCGCTTGATTTTGTGGCAATCGATATTGAGGTTTGGCCAGTATTGTTACCGCCACCACTAAAAACGCCAGTAGCGTAACTACTATCTCCAAAGATTTGCATCCCAATGTTTCCGTAATTAGCACCTGTATCACCGTTAAAACGCATTGTAAAAGCTGAGCTAGCTGGGCCCGTAGGATTAGCCAAAATCATGTACGCTTTAGAGCTAAGGCTTGATACTGTAATAGTAGATGCACCTGTTAAGGCCGTAGTGCTTTTTAACGACCATGTTAGATCAGAGCTAGCCGTAGCCCATTTAAGACCCGTAGCCGTAGATGAGTCTGCGGTAAGTACCGTGTTATTAGCTCCTACGGCGATACGGCTAAAAGTATCCGCACCTGTACCCGCTACTAGGTCGCCTTTAGCATCGATAGCTGTGGCCATTGAGTTAGTAATTGTTACCGTACCGCTCGTACCGCCGCCGCTAATTCCTACGCCGGCCGTCACTCCCTCGATGTCACCGGTAGCTCCTGAAGCTACCCAAGCTGCGCCGTCGTAATACCAAAGCCCATTAGTATCTTTTGTAAAAGCAAACTGACCCTCAGCCGGCGCGGTAATAGCCGCATCTCGGGCCGTTGTAGTTGCGAATACGTTAATACCCTGCATGAGGTAGCCGTTTACGTCACCGGCGGTTAAAACCTCACCCGTTACAAAGGTCTTAAAACCTTGTCCAGCTGCCATAACCTGCTCCTTAGTATGATAATACGGAGGTATCGAGCACTCCGTATAGTGTTGAGTTTAATATAAAGCCGTCGATAATCGGCTCTTGTGTTGTAAATGTCGTTTTCCAGCTATTAGGGCTAACGCGGTGCATTACGCCAAACACTTGTAGAGTCTGTTGTAACGTCGAATTACCAGGCTGATTAGTCGTAACCTCTACCGGATCAAAAAAATCTAGATCAAGCGCTGCGATAATGCCATCGTTATAGTTTTCTGTATAAAGGTCTAACTCGATAGCATCGCAGCGGGTACGAGTAGCTTTGCGGCTTGCTACATAAGCTCGAGCGTAATCGAGCGCAGCTTGATTAGTATCCATTACTAAATTCTGCTGAGTGTATGAGTGCACAAAGTACTCATCGATAGAGGCTTGATCCTCGGCTATTTGAGCCGTGCCGCCGATCTTTGTGATAGAGGCCGAGTTGTAAACCTGAGTATCGTCTAAGCGCCATACGGCGTTAAAGTAAGTAATCTCTGTACCGTCATCATTAAATACGACGGGCGGTATAGCTTGAGAGTCGATACAAAAAGCGCGATCTTTAAGATTTACCGATCCTCTAGCATCCATATAAATAGCGCCGTACTCAGAGATAGATGCGGTCTGTAAAGCGGCTAGAGCGGTACGTAAGGTACCCGGGTCCGCCTGAAAGATCGTATCGCCGTACTCAATTTCGCGCTGAGATGGAGGCCAAGCGATCTCATCGAGGATAGCGTTTACGCGCTCGCCGGGTAAGTCACCGGCTGAGGCTAGGGTTACGTTTGTAATTTGACTATTTTGGAAAAGTCTAAAGCCATCTACGGCGGTGATAGTCGTGTATACGACATCCGTAGCCATCTTAGGCGTTGTAGTTGTATAGCTAGTAATAAAGCCGCTAAACATAGGCCACTCAGTACCGTTATACGTAGCGGTAATAGCTACTTTACGCATAGGAGTAAGTAAACCAAAATAAGGGCTATTAGGGTTTTGAGGGTTAAAATCGCCGTTTTGGTCCACGATACGTAAAGTTAGCGTACCTGTTTGGAATACGTCCGCCTGTAGGTTACGGCCTCGCATAGTTGTAACGCTATCGACTACGTTAGATACATCAACGATAAGAGCTTCGGAGTCTGCCAGTACGTTAGTACCTAAAATGCCGCTATCTAGGATCATAGCTTGAGCAAAAGCCGGGCCCGTAGAAAAGTTAATAATCGCGTTAAGTACAGGTACGGTCATGCTATGCCCGCCGTAGTAAGTGGATCCCCGTTACGGTTGAGCCGTTGGATCGTATCTTGCAACAAAGCCGTAAACTCATCTTGAGAGGCAATAGCTCCAGCGTTTACGGTAACCGTGTAGTTATTACCGCCGCCGCCCGGGTTTACTAGGCCGGGATCGATATAAAGATCCGGTATTAAATTGATAAAGCCCGGCATTTCCTCGCCAAATGGTAAGCCCGGCATTTGTGCCGGTGGTGGTGGTGTCCACGTTGGATACGGCGGGATAGATCTAATAGCCGTAGATAAAGCTGCGACACCTGCAATAGCTGAGGCGTTAGCCGCAGCCTCGGCCGCTGCGATGGTAGCGATACTATTTAACTTAGTATCGGTTAGATCGGCATCCGACATAAGGGCCGCCTCTGTAACTGTAGCAATACCTTTTACTGCTGCGGTCGTTACATCTGCATCTGCTAAAAGAGCTGCATCTTTTTTAGCCTGTAGAGCTGAGTAGAAATCTGTAAATGCTTTATCCTCGGCGGCTTTTCTAGCGGCAGCTTCGGCGGCCATCGCTGCATTATCCGCATCTTGAGCCGCTTTACGCTTGGCCGCGATCTCCTCAACGGTTTTAACGCCGGCCGCTAGTGCAATTTGATCGGCTAAAGTTTGTGCCGCGGTAGTTTTATTAATTGATGCTAAACGTAAAACCTCAAGAGTCGTAATCTGAGTTTTCTTTGTATAAAAGTCTAAATCGTTTAGACCGCCTTGCTTAGATAACGCATCGTTATACTTGGCAAAAGCGGCGGCTTCTGCCGCTTCGGCATCGGCAATAGCCTTTAACTTAGCTGCATCCTTTGAGGCTTGATCTGCCCCGGATGCGTTGATAGCTGCTAGTTTTGCATTTTTGGCAGCCTCGATAGCCGATAACTCTTTCATGAGTACGGCATTAAGGCCCTCGAGCTCTTTCTCAGTAATACCCTTAAGGCCGTTTAATTTTGCCGTTTGGTTAGCCTCTGTAAGTAATCCGAGTTGCTTAATACGATCTAGAGCCTTTGCGCCGTCCTCATCCTCAATAGCCATAAGGGCCTCAAGGCGTAGGCGAGTATCTTTATCGTATGTAGCTTTAAGAGCTGCGGCAATAGAGATACGGTTAGTATCAAAAGTTTCAGCGGCTTTACTAAGGGATATTTCATTTTTCTTAGCAAGCTCGGCTTTTTTCTGTAACGCTAATATTTCTTTTTGGCGTTTAATAGCCTCTTTGTCCATCTTTGCCTTTTCGGCATTAGCTCGCATATTT